GTCAGCCAACGAACCAGAATGTGACATTCTATGGGAAGGTTTGTTATTCAGCGATGAGGTAACCCAGACCATCGCTGTGTCGCGACTGCAGGAGACTCACATCATCTTCCTCACTACTCCTGTCGAGCAATGCCTGGCTGATATTCGCGCTCGCCGCGAAGCGCGGGGCAACGTCAAACCTCTGTCTGAGAAAAATACCGTGCAACGCGTAGATTCCCTGAAACGGGTCTATGATCGGTTGCGCACTTCGCAGGCACCAGGGATAAAGGTCTATAGGTTAGACCGTGAGGAGGCGTTCCTCCGCTGCAAGGAGTTACTCGCACTATGATCATCCTACAGGTTAAAAACGTATGTGAGGCTCTACCTGCCGGACTGAGACTCCTGAGCGATCAGGGCATAAAGGAAGATTCGCGCAATGGTCCGGTGATCGTGATGCCTAGCCCAGTCATGACGGTGACCGAGCGACCGTGCGAACGGGTGCTGTTCTCATCCGTGCGTAACGCCAATCCATTCTTCCATCTCTTCGAGGCCATCTGGATGCTCGCTGGCCGTGATGATGCTGCGCCGTTGAATGGCTTCATCAAAGGCTTCGGTTCCCGCTATGGCGAGGAAGATGGCACTATCCATGGTGCCTACGGTCGCCGCTGGCGCAGTGCATTTGGTCTTGATCAGCTTGATTTTGTAGTTAAGAAACTACAGAGAGAGCCTTCAACTCGCCAGTGTGTCATCCAGATGTGGGATTGTTACGGCGCATCTGACCTCGATGGTGCCTGGAATGATCGCCCATGCAACACTCACATCTATCTGCGCATCCACAAAGGCCAGCTAGACCTGACGGCGTGCTGCCGCAGCAATGACGCAATCTGGGGTGCACATGGAGCCAATGCCGTCCACTTTTCAATCTTGCAGGAATATCTCGCGGCGCGCATCGAGGTTGAAGTTGGGCAGATGTACCAGTTGTCCAACAACTATCATGCTTATCTCTCTGAGCTCAAAAAATACGAAAATGAAGAAGTTGATGATGACCGCTCTGCGCCGATGGTGATGTTCGAGAAGCCCAACGAGATTGACCGTGACATTCAGAAATTTATGGATTGCTACGACACCAGAGAGTTTCGTGACGTGTATGTCAATCGCTGGTTCTATGAGGTGTTGACCCATATGATGGTTGCCCACCATCAATACAAGACTGGACAGAAGACCCAGGCTCTGTGGTCTGCTCATCAGATCACCGCTCTGGACTGGAGAATCGCTTGCACAGAGTGGTTGGAGCGTCATGGATCGTGACCGGGTCTATACAAGCCGCTTCCTTGCTGGCATGGTGCAACGCTACCATTGCTGGCCAACGATAACCAATCAGACTGTCGCCGCACATTGCTGGCGCGTGGCTACTATCTTTGTCGAGATATTCGGCTTGCCTCGCGCCGACGTACTCTATTATGCCTTGCACCATGACAGCGGGGAGCTCTGGGCTGGCGATATTGCTTTCATGGTAAAGAGACGCACCCCTGGTTTGAAAGCGGCGATGGACATTGCTGAACAGACCGGCCTGCGCAATCTTGATCTGCGCCTACCCGAATTATCCGAGCTCGAACTTGTCCAGGTCAAGATTGCCGACCTGCTTGAGATGCATGAATATGGCGATATGGAGGAAAATCTGGGGAATAAATATGCTGGTCCGATAACACGTGACACAATGGCCGCAGCCCAGACGCTGGCGGCGAAGCACGACTTATCTGGCGTGGTGAATCAATGGTTGCGGAATCGCGGAAGTACCAGATGAGCCGCACCGGGAATAGTCAATGGAAAATAGAAGTTGATCGCTGCGCTTTTTATGCGTTCGATGGAACTGTCGATGACGCACTTAAACGCGCGAAAGAAATACTTGAATTTGACTTCGTGAAAACAGTCGCAATTACGAAGGAGCAAATCATGAACCATATGGATCATCTTGAATCCGTCACGCAAGAAGACCTGCGTGAGCTTCGGCGCAAGGAGAGCACCTACATGGGTAGCTGGAAGAAGCGTGGTGGTGTTGGCGCCTTTATGATGTGTGCCAGAAAATGGGACCGCATCGAGCAGATTGTCAGCCGCTACGCCTATGACATCTTTGCCGCCATCGAGGCTGATCAGACTGGCCAGGATGGCTCTGCCCTGGCTGAGCTCCGCGACCTGCGCCGCTACTTGTTGCTGATCGAGAGCGAGATGCAGGCTCGTGCGGTTCCTGTGTATAAAGGGCCACCGATAACGATTGCAGAAATATTTAAGAACTGGGTCGAGGTCAATCGACCGGGCACGCCTGAGAATGGCGGCCATCATGCAGGCCAGCGCTTCGGTCCAGAAGAGGAGCTCAAACAGCCACAAGATGTCCGGCTCGATGACGGCATTAGATCGGAGACTGACATCGAATCGGAGCACCGCCTCTATTATATGGTCACCACATCGCGTGGACGTGGCTACCATATTGTAGATCGACGCAAGACCCCTTCTGACCTCTGGACACATCTGCCTCGATTGCGTCGAGAATTGAACCACAAGGAATATGAGGATGGTCTGCTGCCAGAATATCACGGTTTGTATTACTGGCATGAGAACGACTCAAAATGGGTTATGCGCGAACAGTTTCGTGAACATTGGGGGAAAGAATGAGCAAGACGGTTATGGCGAAAGGGCAGGGCTGGCTCTTTCCGCCTGAGAGCGATTGGGTACCGCCGTCTGAATTGCCCGATTTGCGCGGCAAAATTAAACAGATGGCAATTGACACTGAAGGCAAGGACATCGGTCTGACAAATAAGATGGGGTCAGGCTGGCCGCTTCGCTATGGCTACATCAGTGGATTGTCTGCTGCCTGGCGCATGAATGATGAGGTGCATAGTTTCTTCGCCCCGGTGTGCCATCCGAGTTCAATCTGTTTTCCAGTGAACCAGGTCGCGACCTGGCTCAAAGACCACGTTGAGTCAGGCATTCAGATAATTATGCACCATGGTGCTCATGACCTGGGATGGTTACGCACAGACTGGGGTTTGAACCTCTCCAGTGCCAAGATTGCCGACACTGAAGCTATGGCCATGCTTGTGGATGAGAACCAGCTGAGCTATAGCCTCGACCGGCTCTGCAAATGGCGTGGACTGCCAGGCAAGGATGAAAGCCTGCTCGAAGAGATGGCTGAGCAACTGGGCATCGACCCTAAAGCCGATTTGTGGCGACTGTCCGCCAAATATGTTGGCCCCTACGCTGAGCAGGACGCACGAGCTACCCTGGCGCTCGCAGAAGACCTAATGCAGGAGATCAAACATCAACAACTGGAGACTGCGCTCCAATTGGAATATGACCTCATGCCTATGGTGCTAGAAATGCGGCTGCGCGGCATCGCGGTGAATGTTGACGCAGCTGAGCAGCGCAAGCACTGGCTATTGAAAGAGCGCGACCGGGTGCTAGCGCGGCTCGCGCGCAAATTGGGACGAGAGTCAGTCACCATTGAGGAATGTCGCTCCCCCAAATCTCTTGAGCGAATGTTTGTTGAACAAAATGTATACAATCCAAACCGCACTGAGAAGACCGGGCGCATGGCCTTCCAGGCTCCATGGATGCGCAAACATCCGCATTGGTTACCGCGATTTGTCTCCAGGGCTGAACAGCTGACCGAAATGGCTGAGAAGTTCATCCAGAACTTTATCTTGGATTACGCGCACAATGGACGCATTCATGCGGGTATCAACCAGTTTCGTGGTGAGGAGGGTGGAACGCGTAGCTATCGGTTCAGCTATGCCGACCCTCCGCTCCAGCAGGCACCACATCGCGATGAGCGTTTCGCCAAAGCCTTCCGTGGCGCATTTCGCCCGGAGGACGATGAGCTCTGGGCAAGCTGCGACTACAGCCAACAGGAATACCGCCTGATCGTGCACTATGCAGCCTCACTCGATTTGCCCAAGGCTCGCGACGCGGCCCAAAAGTATTACGATGATCCAAATACCGATTTTCATGCTCTGGTGGCGCAATGGACTGGACTGGAGCGCAAGCCTGCCAAGGACACCAACTTCGCTAAAGCCTATGGCGCGGGCATCCCACGCTTTGCGGAGATGATCAACAAATCAGAGGAAGAGGCGGCAGCGATCATGCGGCAATATGACCGCGAGTTGCCATTTGTGAGTATGCTCAATCAATATTGTTTATCAATAGCGCAAGACCGTGGTTTCATAAAGCTACTCGACGGTGCACGTAGCCATTTTGATTTCTGGGAACGAACCAGATACGAGAAGGGCGTGGGCTTCGAGCCGGCACAGCCATCGCTCGCTGCCGCTCAGACCAAGTGGCCAGGCCAGAGGCTGCGCAGGGCACACACGCATAAGGCAATGAACCGGCTCATCCAGGGTTCGGCCGCACGCCAGACAAAGCTATGGATGCGAGCCTGCTGGCAGGAAGGGTTTGTGCCTCTGCTTCAGATGCATGACGAACTCTGCTTTAGCGTAGCGCATCCCAAACAGGTAGAACATATCTGCGCGCTTGGGCGAGAAGTGGTCAAACTTACCGTGCCCATGAAGGTTGATGCCAATACGGGCTTAACCTGGGCGGCTGCCAAATAATAACACTTGCCTTTGACTCATCCTACAGGTAGGGTGGATTTTATGAACGTGCTGAATTTCAATCGTCTTGACCTAATCAAGCGTAGAATTGAAGCCAGTCACGAGCGCGCTAACAAAGGTGGCGCTGAGTGGGTGGAAGGTTCTCTGCAGCTTATGATAGCTCTGCGTGAGGGCAAGGATTACATCCCGCCCCATATCACATTCAAAAACTGGTTGATCACAAACAAGCTGGATTTCTACAGCAAGGATGAACGCTCAGCCTTGTTAGGGTTATCAACCGACCTTGAATTGGCACGCCAGCTGCTTACAGAAAGCAAAACCCAGTCTTATCTCACCATCTGGCGTGAACATAAAAATAAATTCGTCAAACAAGCACCCAAGGAAAAGAGGAAACCGGTCAATCGCAATATGAATCGGGCTGCGATCTATCGTAGCCTGAAACTGGGGGAAGACCTAGTTGAATCACTAAAGGGTACCTCTCTAGACAGCGCTGCTGAGCTGGATGAACTGGTGGTGCTAAATCGAGGCGCAGCGCAGGGGGAATTAACCGACATTGTTCAGCACTTAACAGCGGAGGCCGTCGCGGGCAAGAACGTCAGTGCTCTGGCTTACACAGCGAGCCTAGGCACGACGCGTAAGCATATTCCCACCCTGCACGAAGCATGGCGAAAGAATATGGTGTACGCCTGGAAATGCGCCAGTAAAGAAGAGCGCACAAAATTCTTGACCGATATGATGGACCACATAGACGAGGGAACGAGCCATGAGTGAAGTTAGGATTCTCAACGGCAGTCTGGAAGATGATGATGAAACCGATCAGATCATCATCCGTGGGGTCATTGACCAGAACACCCTGAAATATGTTCGCCTCGACTGGTACCAGCGCGAACAGGGCTTTTCCAATGCCCACATCAACCAGATCATGGCCGCCTATATCGCGGGCAACAAGATCGAAGACATAACCATTGGCATGAGAGGGCAGCGCGTACGCAACGCCAAGGACACCTACTCGCTGCTCGACCGCTGCTACTGCATAAATGGTGGCCAGCGCCTGTTTGCCGCTGCTGCTGCGATTAAGGAGCGACCCGACCTCAAGATTCGCCTGGGGGCGAAGGTCTACACCAACACCACAGAGAAGTTTGAGAACGAACTTTTCTGCCGTATGGGCACAACCCAGGTGAAGATCAGCCCCAACATCCTGCTGCGTAATAAGAAGAAAGAGAGCCGCGCTGCTGCGGCTTTGTTGTCAATCTGCAATGATGCTAATTTTGCCCTGAAGGGTCGCATCGCCTGGGATCAGCGCAAGTCAAGGCAGGAACTTTTGGGCGGCTACACCTTTGCTCGCGTTGTAGGTGCCCTCCATGCCCACAAAGGTGGGGCTCTGCGCAGCAACAGCGTCTATGATCTGCTGCGCGGCATGGATGCCCTGGTTGAGCGCATCGGGGAGGACTCGGTCAAGGGCAATGTCATCCGCTTCTTTGATGGTATCGACAAGTGTTGGTCGATTCGCCAGTTGAGCGGTATGCGTGGCGAGCCGCGCCCGCATTTGCGCCCGCCTTTCCTGCTCACCCTGGCCAAGCTGTTCTCTGCCTACTCAGACTTCTGGGATGGAACCGAGCGCAATGACTTCTATTTCCTGGACAAGTATGTGCGCCGCCTGAAGGGTTTCACGCTCACTGAATACGTCACCCCGCGCGCCAAGGTGCCGCTCGATGCCCTGTATGAGATTCTGCGCAAGAAGCTCCAGCTGAATCCCATCTTCGAGCAGGAGGTAGCAGCTGAGTGAAGCGGTATCGGGCCGACGACTACTGGTTTGAAGTCACCTCCGGCC